TTTATAAATATGTAAAATTTTTTACTTCTTTAATTGGTTTTCATCTAATAATGAAGATGTATCTTTATCTTCCTCAAAAATTAATTTCTTTTGAGTCATTTTTTTAAAAATGTCTTTATTTTTTAAGAAAACAGTTTTGGCACTTTCAAGAGCTAATGGACTGCCACCCTTAAATTTTGGTCTAATAGAATCAGAATCATTTTTATCTGTATCTTTCATACGTTTGACTCCTAATCTATCTTTTCCAAAATTATCATCTTGTGTGTTACGTTTTACATTAGTATCTTTTGGTCTACCTAATTTAGGATTATCGGCAGCATATTTTTCTGGTTCAGGAACATTCCCTGGGTCATCATACATTCTTCCTTTACCATACAATGAAGCTAAATCGTGAGGGGTACCATACGATTTGCCTGTTTCAATTGGATCATTTCCTTCTGCTTCTATTTGAGCTAATCTAAATTTACGTTTAGCATCTTCTCTAACTAAATCTCTATATTCATCATATTGATCTTCACTAAAGTGATAAATATTATCATAAATCCAATCAGATGGTACTAAACCTTGTTCTAGTAAAGTAGCAGATAATTCAGCTTTTGATTTCATTAACTCAATTCTTTCCTGATCATAAATGATCGAAGGGGTAGTCATATTTAGTGTAAAATTTGTTAGTGTTTCATCCGTATACCCTTGAGTATATAAATGGACTAAAGCAATTTTATTTAACTCCGATAATATAATTCTTTGGATTCTATCAATTGTACGAGCAAATCTAATATCTTGTTGGGCTAATGTAGCTTTACCTTCTATTCCTTCTTCGTATCCTAGGAATGCTTTTGGAATTTTAAGAGCAGCAAATAATTTGCCTCTTAAGTATTCTACATCTTGAATACCATCATATTGTAATCCAGGTGTAGTATCTATTTTAGTAGTATTATCATTACCACGAACAGGAATATAAAAATCTTCTAACATATTTTGCATGTTATATTTTAAATTATATTCACCTGTTTTTTCATCCATAAACGGGGTACGTTTCATACTTGAAATAGTTTTTTGCATAAATGTTTCTATTTCATTAGGTGGAATAGCTCCTACATTTACATAAAAAATTCGTTTTTCAGGAGCACGAGCAATTCTGTGAATTAACATAGCATCCTCCATTAATGTATATTGTTTAAATAATTTCCTAGCTGGTTCTATGTAAGCTCTACCATAAGGAAGATAATTAACATCACCTACTAATCTAAAATGAGCCATTTCATAGTTGTCAAATACAATTCCTGTTGTATTATCAGGGTTTTGATTTACTGTGTAATAACCTGAGCTGCTAGTCCCTCCCCCTACAAATCCTTCTGGGTTGTAAATATATCTAATTTCTTGTGGGTTTTCTTCATTGTACCCCTCTTGTCTTTCCATATGATAAGCTGTATAAGGTATAACATTATATACTCCAAATTTTTCAGCTATTTCTAATTTTAGGAAAAAGTCGCCATATTTGCACATTTGACGAATCCACATCCACATATTAAACTCAATATTTAATACATCATAAAATAAATTGTATAATATATTTTGAATATCTTCATTAGCACTCCTAATTGAAAGAACCTCCCCCATATCATTTTTTAGAGTAGATTCATCTGCTAAAATATCTAAGGCGGAAGCAATAATTGCATCTTGATCCATTACATCATATTCTGAGTAGATCATGGTGCGTAAGTATTGATAATTTAAGTTGAATTGGGCCCCATATAATGAAGATGGAGCAGTAGAATAAATTCTATTATATCTATCAACTAATGAATTAGTCTCATACTCCCCACTGGATTGAATATGACCCGAGTCAATAGTTTTTATTTGATTTCCCCCAATGTTTCTGATAATTACATCAGTTGAAAATAATCTTTTTAATCTTGAAAATACGCTTTTATCAGCCATAATTTGTTATTATTATTATAAATATTACTACAGAAGCCACCTAATATCTTCTTTACCATCTTTAGTATCAATATGATAAGGATTATCAGCACCCTTTGAAAAATAACTACCTTGGTATGCCGTTCTATTTACAGTCATATTATTTAATGCATTTTTAGTCGCTTGCAATCCTTGTTGTCTCATTTTTAATGCAGTATCTCTAATATACATAGCAATGCCAAAGGACATAACTAAATCATCATTATACCCACTCTGGGCTTCTGCTCTATTATTTCTCCATATAAAGGTTTTCATTTCTTCAATTAACCTTTTAGATTGTATTGTTACTCCTTTATCGCTAATATACTCTTGAAATTTACCTATTATCATAGGTCTTGTTCTAGATGACATTGTAAAACCTGCTACCATTTTAGAGTGATCTTGATATTTATCAAAATACGAATTAGAAGTGGGGGAGTCACTCTTTTGTGAATAATAAAGATTTGGATATCCTCTATCTAAAGCAACTTGTATAGTTGCCCAACCTATATTAGCATTTTCTATTACTAACATTGCTTCATTATATTCAGTAGCTAAACCAACTAATAAATGTCCAAATTCTTTTGTACCTAATTGTCCTTTATATTCAGCAACCTGTGTATTATTTGCTACATCAATCACATGACATGCTGAGTAATCTTTACCATCCCCACGAGCAACATCTGCTACTACAACATAATCTCTTGTATAATCAGGTGATTCCCAAACCCATAAATTTTGGTCTGCACCTCTTCTTTCCATTGGATCTTTTATATAAGTTTTTTCGTAAAAATCTATATATTCAGGGTAAAATACAATATCACCAGAAGTTGAAAAATCACAGTCACATTCTTGTGCTGCCATTCTGGGGTCACCTAGTAATTCATCTTGTCTTTTTCTCCATGCTTCATCTCTTTCAGGATGAACATACCAAGGTAATTTAATAGGTAAAAATTCATTTTCTGAAGATTCTGCTCTAGTCCATGTTTGATGAAACCAATTACCTGTACCATAAGGAGTAGATAAAGCAATACAACCACCACCAGTTGCTAGTGTTTGTTGAGCTGAAGCCCAAATTTCTCCAATATTATCAATGAAAGCTGCCTCATCAATTAGTAGTAAAGATACTGCTTCTGATCTACCTGCATCACTTGAAGCTGATGTTGCTTTAATTTGGGATCCATTTTTTAGTCGTAGATTTAATTTATTATTTTCGGCTGCGTCTACTTTAAGCCATGAAGGTAAATTTTCATACATGAATTTTACCTTTGTAACCATATTTTTAGCTGTTTCTTGCTTAGTTGCAATACAAAGAATATTTTTATCTTTATGAAATGTCATTAACCATAAGGATAACCCTGCTGATAAAGTGGATATACCTAACTGTCTTGATTTTAAGATAATGCTATAGGGATTATCTCTAAGTAATTTTAATACTTTTTCTTGAAATGGAAATAAATTAAATTGAATTCTACCTCTTTGTGGGTGTTGGATATAACAGTATTTTCTCATAAAATGTACAGGATCTTTTGCACATTTTAGATATTCTTGCCTTATTACTTTTTTTAAATCTCCAGCCATATTATTTAGCTAATAACAATACTAATCCTCCAACTACTAACGCACCCGAACCTAATTGGAACAATTTTGTTCTTGCTTTTTGTTTTTTCAAATCAGTCTGTAGTTTTAAAGATAGCTCTTGTGACATAGCTAATTGGTCTGATTTTGTAATTAAAATACTTTCAAAATTCATAACACTTTTATTTAGATTAGTAATAATACTATCTTTTAAAACAATTTTATTTTCTAATAAATTTAATTTATTACTTAATAAACTTAACTCTTCTTTCGCTCCGTCCCCTATTACTAAGTCTTTAATTACGAGCTTCGCTATTGGTACTTTCAGTCGAATCGATCTTTTTGTATCGGTCTGTGAAAAACTTGAGAAGCTCATCATCATTAAAATTATCAACGGAATTAACTTTTTCATTTACTTTATATTTTAAAGTGACAATCTTTTTATCTTGTGATTCAATCTCTGAATCTAATTTTACAATTTCTTGATTTAATGTATCTATTTTATATACTAAATCATCATTTATATGATGTAAAGAATCAACTTTTGCTTCTAATGCTTCTATTTTAGAATTGTAATCTTCAACATACTCTTCATCACCTAAAAATACAAAATAAATTAATGTACTTAATAAAATAACGATTATACTATAGGCAATTACTCTTTCTTTAGATAGCATCTTTTTCTAATTTTGCAACTAATGATTCTAATTCTTTTTTCTTTGGTGTTTTAACTCTTAAAATACTTTTAATTTTTTCTTTTTCTGTTTCATCAGCAGCACTATATTTTCTAGCTAATGATTTCATTTCAGTTTCTATATTTTTTAAAGCTTTAACTGCTAAATCTAATTTTTTAAATTTACCTCTAGCACCTTTAGCTACTTTAATTGCTTTAGCATCTACATCATCATCATCTACATCTTCATCTATACCAGCATCTTTTTTTAACTGTACAGTTTTTTCTAATTCTTTATTTAGATCTTGTTGAGCTTTAACATCTTCAGGAGATGCTTCACTTACATTTTCTGAAAATGATTTCATCCATTTAGCTAATATTTCTCTTGCTGTTCTTTTATCTAAACCAAATTCAGCCATTAAATATGGAGCAGCACCAAACATATTAGTTACACCTGAGTCTCTTAATTTAGTTAAATATTTAAAATAATATTCTGGGTTGTCTATTTCTTCACTAAGAGTTAACCTAATATTTTCCTTAATATATGATTTTAATTCGGATTTTTTCATTACAGTATATTTTTATTATAAATATGTTAAAGATTAGTAAACTTTAATATTTGTTCAATTCGCTCTTCTGTAGAACCTTTAATCGTTTCAATATTTTTCATCATATATGCATATTTTTTAATAAAACTTGTAATAGTAAAATCAATAACATCTCTATAATGTTCATCTGTTTCACGTACCCCATTATCTTCTATATCTAAACCATCAGGAGATATGTAAAATATATAATCATATTCTCTAATAAATTCTTTTGCATATTCAATAAATTTATCTTTATCCTGATATGGGATTGATTTAGCATTTTGAGTAAATGACATAACATCAATTATGGTTCTATCTGTTATAATATCATCATGCATTAATTCAGCACAACGTTCAGCTAAAAATACTGTTTGTCCTTTTAATGTAGAATCTGTATTTAATGGAATACCTAAATCATTTAAATATTTACTACGTTCAGTAGCAAAATTATAATCTTTAAATTCAGGTAATTCCTGTAGTGCTTTTACTAATGTTGTTTTGCCGACACTCATTGTGCCACATAATCCTATTTTCATATTAATTTCTATGTGTCATACCTTTTGGTGCTGGTTTTTTGTACCAAGGTAATCCTGTTTGTTGCCTGATTGCTTCTTTCCACTCTTCTTTACTATACTGTATTCCATATAAATGGTATTCACCTTTTTTCTCGTTGCCTTCTGGTATTAATGCTGGTCCCTCCCAATTATGTAATTTATTATCCCAAATGTAAGCGATTGTTCCATCAGCTTTTTTTAATTTTTGACTTCTAGGCCATTCTTTATATTTATTTTCCATACTTCAATATACGTAATTTTTATTAATTTTCCAAAATACTTTCAGCAACTAGTGTACCATGAGCCCCTGATACCGAAATACCTCTTGCAGAAAGGGCATCTCCTACAAAGTGAACATTTGGGTATTTGGTTAACGAAAGATCACTATAATTAACCAGTGGCTCAGGAGCCAGATATTTAACCTCAGGTACATAGATTCCCCAATCGTCTTTTAACGTAGGAAATACTAACTTCATGTCATTGATAAAATCCTCAATGTATTTGTAATATCCTTGAAATGCATCTTTAACTACATTTAAATCTTTAATTTTAGTAGCTGATACATCTATGCCTTCTGATGTTGTAGATGGTTCTCTTGTTGGACTATAAAATAAACCTGTACTATTTTCTTGTACTTTACCTACTAATTCTCTTGCCCATTTAAAGGGTTGTTCAATACCTCTGACTTCCATTAGAATACCAAAGTTAGTCATATTATTTCTAAATGATTCATCTTTTTTAGCGTGACCATTATAACTGTGATCACCATATGTTTCTTCAACTGCTACATATGCTGCATTATTATTTGTACAGAACGATCTTAAACTAACATTATCCATCTTTCTATACAGCTTAAAATCATAAGCAATATCAATTAACTTTTGGAAGTGTTTTTGTGGCGCTTCAAATCTAACACCTACTTGAGCTGGTTTTTCTTCAGTTGGTAAATCATATTTTTTCATTATTTCAGAGGTAAAATCAATTCCTGATTTACCTACACCAAATATTAATTTATCATAGTTTAACCATAATTCACCTAAATCGTTTTTAGCACTAATTAATGTATCTTCAAAATTAATATCACTAACCTTAGTTTCCCAGTGAAATACTACACCTTTACTAACTAAATAGTCATACCAACTTTTACCAATTTCGTGTAAATAATCAGTACCAATGTGCCAACATGGAAATAACCTTAAACCAAAGTATGGTTTAATAAATTCTGGTTCTTCATCAGGTGATGATAATATAATTTGCTCTGGGTGTGGGTGAAATCTAGTAAAATTATCTACTACTTGTTTCATTAACTCCATTGCCTTTTCATCACCTACATATTTAGATAATTGTCCACCAATTTGAGTAGAATATGTTAATTTACCATCTGACCAACCACCTGCTCCTAAATAACCAGTCATTACCTCTTCATATGGTCTTAAATATGGGTCTTTACCCATATCGATAATTGTTATTTGACCATCAAAGTCATTATCAACCAATTTTGTAGCTGCGTTTACTCCTGCCACTCCTGCTCCTATTATTACTATGTTTTTGCCCATTCTAGAATTAAATTTATGTTACAATATACGAAAAAAAAATGTGGTCTCCAAATGGAGGCCACAGATCTCTTATAATTTCTTCTCTTAACGACTGGCTATGAATCAGTCTGTATGTTTAACAATGACAGCATGTACAGTTACATGATACTCCACATCCGCATATTTTACAATTACATTTCATTTTAATTTATTTTTATTTTTAAATCAGTAGTACCTTTATGTACTCTATGTACCTCTTCTTCGGCTATAAATATACGATCTCCTTGTTTAATCACACGAGGTAACATATTATCTTTTTGAATACTCCACCCTTCTCCTTCTAAAACTTCAATCATTCTATCTTCTCTATCTTGATGCCAAACCAATTCTTCTGGGTTTACATCTTTTGAAAACGTTCTAATATTACCTTTATTTTCGTATGGATTCATTCTACCAAAAAGTATTCATGTTAGCACCTAAACCTAGCTGGCTAGCATATCTTGGTAATCTACAAGACCAGTATCCTGGTTTTGTTCTATCAGTTTTTTCTTTACATCTATGTCTTTTAGCAAATGCATTTCTTGCTTTAGAGTTTCTAATTTTAGCTCTTAAACCACCTGATCCAAATGATACTTTTTTGATTTTTTTAGTTTTAGGATCTCTTACATAAACGTAATATGCTTTAGAGCCACCTCTTTTAGGTTTGCCAATTGGTGGATCCTTTTTTTCTTTTTTCTTTTTCTTTTTAGCTTCGTCTAATTGACTTCTTAAAAGTGATTTCCAACTAACCATTACTTGAGCTACTCCTTTTATAAATTCAGGATTTCTTAAATCACCTTTAAATTTACCAAATAATGTTCTTAAATCTTCTGTAAATTCAGATACTGATTTTATTGGTTCAAATTTTTCGGAATCTGGGTCCTCTGGGTTTCTTAAAAAACCACTATAAGCTTCTTCTAAT